GATCTACCGTTCGATAATAATTTGTGGGCATGTAAGCGATATTTCCAGAAATCAGGGCCTTACGCCAATGTCGTTCCCACTGGAGCGGATGCCATGTGCCTAGGGAGGATTGCCGCTCCTAGTAGTGCCACGGTGCGTTGTAATTATATGTTTGAACGGGAAATGGCGAAAGCGCCAACGATGACCAATTGGGACGCTGGAACGACAGCAAATAATGTCTTTGTTGATGGAATAGGCAGCGTCGCTATTTCTGGTGGAGGAGGTGCCATAGGACGCACCACCAAAGGATTAACTTCCTTTAATCTTGCTAGTTCCCAAACCAATACCAACTCTGTAGCTGGGCAGATTATAGCCGACACTGGCTGGTGAACACTATGAAAGGAGGGTATCGCATTTACTGTTTCTGATATAATCAATTTCGCGTGCGAGACTACTGGAGACATCTCCAGTGAGGCGCTTGATTATGCTAGGCGCGCCGTTCGTCTTAAATACGCCACTTTGTACGACGCGCATAATTGGCGCGAAGCGATGCGGACACTGGAGGGGCAACGGCTGGATCCGGCTTTAAATGGTGCCTTCTTTTTGCCTTACGACGCCGAGGAAGTCATTTTCCTTTCGCTTTCGTATGACGGAGCGAGTTACGCGCGGCTGGTTTATCGGGAACGGGACTGGATTGAGCGTTTTGTTACGCCGGCATACAATGTGCCGGGTAACAGTCCGTGGTTTTACCGGGCGGAAAACCTGGCCTGGCCGAGCTTGAATCCGGGTAAGTTCACGTTCACGACGACTAACGCGGCACCGTTCGCGCTGTATATAGCGGGACATGACTCGGGCAATGTTCCGCTCTCAGAGAGTTTTATTCTGCAGGGAACCAGTAGCGTGAGTGGCTATCTGCCGATCAGTATCACCACCCAGAATTCGTATGCAGCGGTAACGGTATTATCCAAGGGGGTAACGGATAGTCCGGTAACAATCCAGGCCCAAGGATCGGTTTCACCATTGGTAATGCCGCCCGGAGCGACGGAGCTGGTCTTTACCCAATTGGTGTTGTATCCGGCGCCGATCTTTGTTGATTTTAATGGTAGCCCGCTCAGTTTGTACATTCGCACCCAGGTCAAGCTTAAGCCTGACACATTGGACAACGACATGAGCGTGCCGCGAATCAGCCATATCTGGGACGCCCTGATCAGCTTTACCACGGGGGCTTTGTGGAAACGCTTGCAACAGATCCAGAAAGCTGCGGCTGACAATCAGGACGGAATGGACCACGTCAAAGCGGCTATCAATGTCGAGAAAAATCAGTCTGAGTTTCGGCAACAGGTTATCCCGGTTGTTTACGAGCAGGGCGATTACATGGAAGAAGGCTGGATGGTGAGTTCGGCTAACCCGTTTGGAGTGTGACCAAAAATGCCTTTGTTCAACCTTCAGACTGACGATGAAGTACTTTCGGATACTTCGTGCCCGTTGGCTGGGGTGAACAATTCGCTGCCGCCCAGTGCTATTGACGCTTCCAGCGTGGAAGACGCTGAGAATAGGTTGAGCAGTCAAGACAGATTGAATCGACCGCGACCGGGCATTCTCAGGCTCGGGCAACCTAATCCGACGGGAGGCTTGGATTCGGTGCATCATCTGGGCAGCGGCGTGTTTCTGTCTAATTACGCGAGCGCCTGGTACAAGTACGATAATCGCTCGAGCGCGCTTTCTACAGTCACGGGCGGCCCGGCGTATCCGCCTGATGTGCAGGTCTACTCAGCGCTTGCCAATGACACGCTTTATTTCAGTCACGGCACCACGCTGGACAAGTATTCGGTTGCCGGCGGGTTTGGTACAGTACCTCTTTTAAGCCAGTATCCGGCTGCCTTGTATCCGCTCTGGGCGTTTGAACGGCTGATCTACTGTTACCAGAATACGTTGGTAATCAGTGATGCGCTTGATCCGGAGCATGTCGATGCGATTACCGGCTCATTGACGATCGATCCGCGCTCCAGTGACGCGATTACGGGGCAAAGCATTTGGCAGGACCAGAAACTGGCGGTCTTCCGCAACGGCGAGACCTGGATTGTGGAGACGGGTCCGGAGCTTGATGTACCGGACTGGAGTTTAAACCGGGTAAGCGGGACGATTGGCACGCGATGTCATGGGACGATTGTGCAGGCTGGCACCGATGTGTTGTTTCTCTCGGAGACGGGCAGAGGCGTATACGCGATGAGTCAGGCGCCGGCCAGCAATCAGATTGGTGTCTGGATGCCGCTTTCAATTGATATCCAGCGTTACATTGACCGGATCAACTGGAGCGCGTGCGATGTGGCTCGGGCAACCTACTGGAACGATTGTTACATCTTGAGCGTACCGCTGGACGGAGTCAACTATAACAATTTCTGCCTGATTTACTCGATGACGATGCAGAAATGGCAGGGCCTTTGGTGTTTTGATATTGGCACTACCGACGTTGCTCCAAGAGATTTTGCCCGGGATAAGACTGATCCTGATCACACGGTGTTAATGATGGCGACTCGGGACGGGATACTGTCGCGGTTCACGTATCCGGTTGAGCGTCAGTATTACGACAAGAACATCGACACCAGCCGCCAGTATTATTTCAGCCATTTGAAAAGCCGGTCGTTCACGTTCGGTACGGACATTAACCAGGTGCGTCCGCATTCTGGCCGGTTCCAGTTTCTTGAGTCCGATGACCCGGTTGATGTCACGGTGATTGCGGATAGAGCGATTGAACTCACCAAGCGTTCAATACCAACCAACAACTATCTTTTAAGCCTGACGATTCCTGGGTTCCCGTTTGATTTGGACAGGGAAGGGTACAGGAACGTCGCAATCGGACTGTTAAAGACCGGGATTTGCGACGAGTTACAATTTTATTTTGAGGGTACAGGTAACTGGACCCTGTACCAGATTCAAGCCAGTGCGTTTGTCTCGATGCCGATTATTTCGACATGAAACACGCAGCAGAGTTTTTGCATGTCTGTTCGAAAGTGGTGCCTTTCATTAAAACCAACCACCAGAGATGGCAGGATTGCACTGACGAGGTGATCGCTAACTATCTGGCGTGGTTTTGGAACCGTGACCTGATAGCGGTGAGTTGGCTCGATGGCGAAGTAACCGGAGTATGTCTGATCAAGCTGTTTCATAGGCTGGAAGATTTTCTGGAAGATTTCCCGCATCATCCTACGGGGCAGTATTGCTTGATTGATCTGTTGGTTTGTGTGACGCGGGAAGCGCCTTTTGAGTTGTACGAGATTTTATTTGAACGCTGGGGACCACAGAAAGTTGTGATGTGGGAGCGAGGCAAACGGACGATCGACAAAGCGCCGCGCATGTTCAGTTGGGACCATTATAAGAAATTACTTAGGAGATTAAGCTATGGGAGCACCCAAAACGCCTGACCCTATTCATCCAGGGGAAGCTGCGCAAGCGGCTACTGGCACGGCAGCGGCTGGCGAAATGATGGCGGTGGCGAATCAGCCGATTGAACAATACGCTAATCTGTATACAACTACGGCGCTTGGGCCGGCGGAAATGCAGACCCAGCAAGCGTTGGCTAACCAAGCGGCGTACCAGGGCGCCCAGGCGCAACAGGATATTCAGAGTCGTGTTGACCCCTTAGCGTACGCGCAGCGTCAGATGCGGTTGAAAGCCGCTACAACGCGGCTGGGGCAGCTTTATAATCAGGATCCGAGCGCGTTCAGTTTCAGGGCGCCGAGCGCGTACACGATACCGGGCATGTCGAATGTGCCGCCGGTATCTCAGCTGAGTTCAGATGCCGCGACTATCGCCAGCAATCTTGCTGTCGCCGGGGTTAACAAGGGTGGATACGACCCGCGGCTCAACTTGGGTACTGGGGCGGATATCGGGCAAACGGCTGCGAAAAGCTATTTCCAATAACCTATGGCTGCTAACGTAAGCGCACAGGATTGGGTCAACTTCGCCAATCAATACGGGCTGGATAATGGCGCTTTAAATGCCTTACGGACGCAAGGCTGGACGCCGACGACCGCGGTACAGCATTTAAAACAACTCAGTGGACAGGTCGGGATTGCCGGGATGAGTCTGAGCGATCTGGTTCGGTTAAATACCGGTGGAGCAACTCCGCCGCCTGCCGCGCCAGTGGCAGCTCCGGCACCGCAACAGACCTATTTTGGCAGTAACCCGACAATCTCAAGCGGAACAAGCGGCAGCGGAACTGGAGGAGGTGCAACGACAGTGGCAGACGGACAACAACCTGAAAGTGTGGCGCTCCAGCAGATGGGGCAGATCGATCCTGCCAGTGAAGCGTTGCGCCAGCAATTAGCGCAAAGTTATCTGACACCCTTACAAGCTGGAGCACCGCAGGCTGGGGCGCCGAGTGCTGCGGATCTGCAGAGTTACCTTGATTTGTACGCTCAGGTTGATCCGACCGGATTAGCGGCACGCAAGCAACTTGGGAGCGATCTGGCGGCGCAGGAAGCGCTTGGAACGCAACTTGATCCTGGGACTCAGCGCGAGGTTGAGCAGGCAACTCGCCGTGCTCAGATAGCGCGCGGCAACGTGTACGGCACGCCACAGATGGTGGCGGAGGCGATGACGCGCGGGCAAGCTGGGTTAGCGCTCCAGCAGCAACGCCAGCAAGCGTTACAGAGTTATTTGTCGAGTGGGCAGAGTGTGGGCGATGTGGCGGCTAACCTGTATCAGCAAGGATTATCGAACTATCTCAATAAAGCGGCGAACTACCGGGCGAACCAGCAGGCGGCTTTAAGCTATCTTGGTAGCGGCTCGACGCCGTACCAGGCCGGAGCGGGTTACCTGAACACGGCGGAGCAACGTGCGGCGATGGCGGCACAGGGCGGACCGGTCTATAACCCGGCGAGTCTGGGGCAGACGTACTCAGGGACAGGCGCAGGCAGCTTCCCGCAGTACGGACTGGACATTGGCCAGCAAAGCCAAAATTGGTATAACTCGCTAGCGGCTTATACCGGGGCTGGGGGCGCGCAAAAGAATCCCGCAGGAGCGGCTTTAGGGGGTGCTGCGAGCGGGGCTTTGAGCGGAGCTGCTGCGGGAACGGCTGCATATCCTGGCGTAGGCACGTTGATCGGAGCCGGTCTGGGCGCGGTCATGGGCGGCGTGGGAGGGTACTTTAGTGCTCCTGACATAGGATAAGGTTGATGACTGACATTGGCGTAAAGAAGGCTGGAAAGCAAGGGTTACGGAAATCAAACCGAAGCGATTTTATTTATTAGAGGACAATAACGAACAAGAACTGACTGCACCAAGGGCGCGGTCAATGTGTGTAAAGGAGAAATAAAGTGCCATCTCGTAGCAAGAGTCAACAAGCGTTGTTTGGCGCCGCATTAGGCGCAAAACGCGGCGGTAAGTCGTTTCCGTTGGCGCAGAAATTGGCCGCTCAGATGAGCGAGAAGCAGTTAAGCGATTTTGCTAAGGGACCGGTCAAGCCAAAGAAGGTTTCGAAAGTCTCCAAAACCTACTTTTAATATGCCCAGTAAATACCGCCCTTATTATCCGTTTCGACGAGGTGGTGTCGCTCAAGATGATCCCAACGCTCTTGAGCGTGGGATGAGGATTGGTCAATCGTTTGGGGCTGGTTTAAGTCAATTAGGTAAAGCGATCCAGGGGGCACGGATGGATGCGGTAGCCAACCGGTTGATGAACACCGCTGCTCCGCCTCGAGCTGGCCTGGTTGATCCTGGGGTAAATCCGGCTACGGGGCAACCGAACACGATTGGGGCCAATGTGCCGACAGCCGGCACCGATCCGATTACGGGTGGAGTGGCGGAGATGAAGTTGCGCGATGCATTTGCTCAGAGCGCCTTAAAGCAAGAAGGGCAACGGGCTCTGATAGCTAAACGGCTTGGAGCAACCGGCAGTGGGACGATGCCGGGAAGCGGTTCGCGGTGGAAAGCGTTTTTAAGCGGTGGAGAAGGAAGCGGTGGAGAAGGAAGCGGTGGAGTGACC